AATATTATGAGATGTTGCATTGTGGATTATGGCAAGTTATCTTTCGACCTGATGCAACAGATGAAATAGAAAAAGAAAAAATTTATATTGAAGAACTTGAACAGATGTTGCACGAATTGAGATTGTCAGAATGAAAAATATTATTTCTATCACTGATATCATTGAGAATAAAGTTCGCAAAGAAAAGCAACTTGAAGAATATCATGCACAACTTGACGAACTGAAACGAAAAAAGTTTTGGTTGGAAAAAGAAATTCAAATGGCAGAGTTTATCATTTCTGCCGTCCGTAACGAAATTACTCCTCAAGCCTTTGTATCTGCTCTTATTGAAGCAGAGATTGGAAAAACAGATGATGAAGAACGTGAATAATGTCTATTACAGTTAATGAATGGTTTATGTGGCCAGAAAAACAAATTCCACTAAAGACTTGTAATAAAATTATTAAACTTGCTGAAGGTAATTGGGAAGAATCTAGTGTATCATTGAACACAGAAGTTACCGATGAAGAAAGAAAAACAGGCATTAAAGAAGTAATAGGAAAAGATAATAAAGTACGAATTAGTGATATTTACTGGTCAAACGAACAATGGCTTTATGATTTAATTTGGCCATACATGATGACAGCAAATCGAGATGCTGGATGGAACTATGAAATTACAGGAGCAGAATCTTGTCAAATTACACGATATGGTCCAGGAGGTTTCTATAATTTTCACGCAGACGGTAAAGGTTGTCATTTAGTAAAATACTCAAATTCGGAAAATAAATGGTTTTATGGTAATGTAAGAAAAATAAGTATGTCTTTGGTATTAAATGATAAGTTTGAAGGTGGAGATTTTGAGTTTGCAAGCCAACATAAAGACAAAATTGAAATTACTTCGCATAAACTTAAACGAGGATCATTGATTTTCTTTCCATCACACATGACTCATCGAGTTGCAGAGGTAACAAAAGGAATTCGACATTCATTGGTGTGTTGGTTTCTTGGACCACCTTTTAAGTAAAACTCTTGACAGAAATAAAAATACCTGATATACTAAATAGTATTGATAGGCGCCGATACAGTCTATCAACTATACATTTAACATACGACAATACGAGGATATAAGATATGTCTTTTGCAGACCTAAAGAGCAAGTCAGGCTCTTTTGAAAAACTACAAACCGAACTGAATAAGTTACAATCCACCACAGGCAGCACTTCATTTGAAGATACTCGTCTTTGGAAACCAGACCTCGATAAGACCGGCAACGGTTATGCAGTCATTCGATTTCTACCACAACCAGAAGGAGAGGATCTTCCTTGGGTTCGTGTTTGGAGTCATGCGTTTAATGGTCCCGGTGGTTGGTACATTGAGAACTCACTAACCACACTAGGTAAAAACGATCCGGTGTCTGAGTACAATACTGAACTCTGGAACAGCGGAACGGAATCCGATAAGGAAATTGCCCGAAAGCAAAAGCGAGTTCTAAAGTATTACTCCAACGTTCTTGTTGTGAGTGATCCAAAGCACCCAGAGAATGATGGCACAGTCAGGTTGTTCCGTTTTGGCAAGAAAATCTTTGATAAGATTACCGAAGCCATGAATCCAGCATTTGATGACGAACAGCCTTTGAATCCATTTGATCTTTGGCAAGGTGCAAACTTCAAACTCAAAATTCGTAAGGTGGACGGATATTGGAACTATGATAAGTCCGAGTTTGATTCTCCTTCAGCGGTTTTTGATGGTGATGATGCTCGCCTTGAAAAACTTTATAATGAGAAGTTACATAGTCTACAAGAGTTTTTGGCACCAAGTAACTTCAAGACGTATGATGAACTGAAGGAAAAACTGAACAAGGTTCTTACAGGAACTTCTGTATCAGGAACTGTTGAGTCTTATGCATCTAAGTCACGACCACCAGTTGAGGAAACATTTTCTGTAGAGAATGTTGCTGAAAGTGTGTCAAATGACGATGATGATACTTTGGACTATTTTGCTAAACTAGCAGAAGCATAATAGTCATTTAGACAAAACCCCGCTTCGGCGGGGTTTTTTTATTTCATACCTAGAGTTTTTTCCGTCCAGACACTAAACTCCCATCCTTGTTTTTCACAAAAGTTCTTTGCCGCTTCCCATTTAGCAGTATTTCTTCCATATTCACGAACTTCATATAGATAACCTTTAGTTACTTTTTTACCTTTTGTTGGAGGTTTAGTTTGTTTCTCTGGTTTGACTTCAATTAGCCATATTCTATGTTCTGGGCCGTGTTTTACTTTTACCCAAAAGTCTGGATAATAACGATGAACTTTTCCGTCTAAAGGAGAGACATAAGGAATTGCTATTTCTTCACTAGCCCATTCCAACACGTTTACGTTATTATCAAAGTAACGCATACAGTGCCTTTCCCACATGGAACGATAGATGATATTCCGTGGATTCCCTTTATACTTGTCAGGTTCGTTAGGAACAAACCTTCCTTTGTATGGCTTTCGTTTAGTATAATTCTTTTTTTCCATATAAATAGTTATACTATTTAGAGGACCATGTATGGGATTTATCAATAAAAATCTACTTAGCTCAGTTGCTAATGGTGTTGTTAATAATGCAGTTAACGGAGCAGTAAATGGATATAGCGGAGGTATTGTATCCTATCAAAATGGTAAGTTTTATCCCACACCTGGTCATCCAGTAGCAACAGTTGCAAATGCTGCCATTGACATTGCAAATGGAGGTGATCCAGCCGCAGCAGTTAAAGCAGCAGCAATTACTTCTACAAGATCATATCTTCAAACTCAAGGAATTCCTCCTGATCTTATTGATGCGGGACTAGAATCAGTACAAACGGGCAATTTATCTTCTGTAGAAGCTGCAGCTATGGAAGATGTCATAGGTCCGGGAGGTTTGTCTTCCATAGGGCTAGATGCATTTGGAGGACCTGGTAGTCAAGTAAGTTCAATTCCATATGATGCAAACGAATTCATGGGACTTGGAGGAGGAGTTGTTCAGTATCCAGGAGATTTAGAAACATCTCATCCAACTTGGATGGAAATTTGGTCCTACAAGAGAACGGGTATAGCTGTGGGAAATAATCATTCAGAAAATTCATTTACTCTTTCTCCTGTACAGGGTATAAGTAATATTTGTTTACCCATTCCTACAGGAGTAGGTACGGCTTATGGACATTCTTGGGACGAAGGTGATGTTAGTATGATGAATGAACTTGTGGCAGGAACGGCTGGACAAATAATGCAAGATGCAGCTGATGGCATTTCTACTTCAGGTGTGGTGGAATCTATTAAACAAAGAGTTTCTGAAGGTTTAGGAGATAGTACTTTACCAGCTACAGCCTTAATTGCTGCAGGTGACGTTTTGGGTTCAGCAGCTGTCCAAGGAGCTACAGGTAGAGCCGCGTTCAACAATGTCTTGGTAAATTATTCAGGTCCTCAGTTTCGTACCTTTGAATATTCTTTTTCTTTTAAACCAACGCATCAGGGAGAACAACGAGCTGTTCAGAATATAATAAAGTTCTTAAAGATAGGTCAGGCTCCAGATTTACGGAATCCTGGTCAATTAGGTAGATTGTATGAAATACCGTTATTCTTTAAAATTAAATATATGTCTCCTTCTGGCGAATTAGCACAAATGAATAAAATTGGATTTTGTGCATTAACAGGGTTAAGTGTCAAATATGGTGGAGATAGATTTCAAACTTTTGCCACAGATAATTCTCCTGTACAGACAGATATTAGTATGTCTTTTAAAGAAGTTCAGTTACTTGACAGAAAGGCAATAATGCAGGGATATTAATTATGTCTTATTATTTTAACAGTTTATATCCAACAATAAACTATGATCCAACAGGAAATGGAGTTACTAAGGAAATACAAGATATACTCATTAGGGTTATTGCAAGATCGGGTGTTATTGAAAGAAAAACAGGTGTTACAAAATACACCGTTAAAGATGGAGATAGTCCAGAACTATTGGCCAACAGACTATATGGTTCTCCAAAATATTATTGGGTAATATTACTCGTAAATAAAATTTATGATAGATACTACGAGTGGCCAATGTCAACTAATGTATTAAACAAATACATTTTAGACAAATATTCGGACCCAAATGCAATACATCACCATGAAATAGCTCAGTCTTCTGGTGATAGTAATGTTATGATAACCGTTGAATTAGCTGATGAACCTACAGCAACTCCGATCACAAATTTTGAGTATGAAGAAAAATTGAATGAAAAACGTAAAAGAATCAGCCTATTAAATCCAGCATATCTTTCTCAATTTGAAACTGAATATCTTTCTCTTATTAAAGAATTTGTTTTATGAATATTTACGATGCGCTAGATGAAATTGGATCTGCAAATCTTCCTGGAGTTCGTCCAGGAGGATTTAAAATAAAAGTCGCAGAAATTCATCATGGCCCAGGAAATCAATATCCAATTGGTCCTCTAATCACAGAAATACAAATTTTTGAAGATATAGAGAGAGTAGGTGTGACGGGCCACATCAGTTTACACGATAACGTAAACTTATTTCAGGCAGGACCAATTATAGGTCATGAGT